GGTAATATGTTTCATAAACTATACGAAGGTTCATTACAGGGCACAAATGAATTTAAATCCACCCGAGTAGATTGGTGGGACGTACCAGGAAGAGATGATAAATGGAAAGCGATGACCATTGAGAATACATCTCAACTTCAGTTCGACCAGGAATTTGGCAACTCATTTCATGGTACAGGTAATACATTAATAAGTGCTGATATACTATTAGCGCTGAGAGCCGCTAACCCTATTGAGTATACGAATAATATTAAAATATGGGATCAGCCTGAGGAAGGTCACACATATCAAATGTTTGTTGACGTATCCAGAGGAAGAGGCCAAGACTATTCTACATTTACGGTCATTGATGTGTCTCAGAACCCTTTTGTACAGGTATGTACATACCGTGATAATATGATAAGCCCTTTACTTTTTCCTGATCTTATATACAAATATGCTATGCATTATAATGAAGCCTATGTTGTCGTTGAATCTAACGATGCAGGACAAGTTGTATGTAATGGTTTATACTATGATTTAGAATATGAGAACGTATTCGTAGAAAGTATGATTAAGGCCAATGCTATTGGCGTGACCATGACAAAGAAAACAAAGCGTATAGGCTGTTCTAATATACGTGACATTATGGCTCAGGGTAAATTAGTAATAAAGGATGAAGAAACAATAAGAGAAATGAGTACCTTTGTTGCTAAAGGGAGCTCGTATCAGGCCGACCACAACTCGCACGATGATCTTATGATGAACTTAGTTATGTTTGGTTGGTTTACATCCACCCCATTCTTTGCAGAGTCTACCGATGTTAATATGAAACACATGTTATACGCAGCAAAAGTACAGCAATTAGAAGATGAAGTTATACCAGTTGGCAATATTCCGGTGAATTCAAACGCGGTGCATCCGTTCGGAGAGGGCTGGCAAGTATGGAATCCGTGATTCGTATAAATAAGTATATTGAGAAAAATCGTATTATGAAATCTTATTAATAACATGAAGGAGTTTAGATGGCTAATCTAGTTTCGCCTGGAGTACAGGTAAAAGAAATCGATTTGACCAATGTTGTTCCGTCAGTATCATCTACAGCAGGAGCCATGGCAGGATCGTTCGCCTGGGGAACTGTTAATGAGGTAGTTACTGTATCATCGGAAACAGAATTGGTTAACACGTTTGGAAAGCCCGACGCAAACACATTCGAAAGTGTTTTATCGGCCGCCCAATTTTTAAGTTATGGCAGCACACTAAAAGTTGTCAGAGCTGTAGGTACATCAGCACGAAATGCAACAGCATCTGGTACTGGTATCCTAACACAAAACTCGACTGTCTTTGACGGTCAATCACCCGCAGCAGGAGATTGGACGCAAGCCCGTTACCCTGGTGTTATAGGTAATTCAGTTGGAGTCTCTGTTGCAACAGCAACGCAGACACTGACAGCATTCCAATCACTTCACGTTGAAGGCAAAGCAGGAACATCAGCAGGAGCAGCCGCAGTTGCTGGTTCTAATGATGAAATCCATGTATTTGTTTATGACGTAAAGGGTACAATTACAGGAACTGTAAACGGTATTCTTGAGTCTTGGACTTATATGTCACAAGCAAGTGATGTTAAAGGTTCTGATGGTTCTTCTTTATACTGGAAAACTATAATCAATGCAGGATCTAAATGGATTCGTATTGGTAATCATCCAGCGGCATTATCAAAATCTGGTCAATCAGCAACATCAAATGCATTTGTAAATGTATCTGCATTTTATATTGACTTGACTGGTGGCGTTGATGATAATGCATTGACTGTTGGTGAGACTACTACGGCTCTCAATTATTTTGCTGATGCAGAAACAATGGATATGAGCTTAATGTTCCAGACAAACTCAGGATTGAGTGCGGCTGATACAAGAACACTAGGTAATTTCATTACAGCTTTATGTACAGCAAGAAAAGATGCGGTAGGCTTTGTCTCTCCGGAGAGAGCGGCAACAGTAAACGCAGCAGCACCACAAACTACAGTAGCAGCATGGAGAACAGCTTTAACTTCAACGTCTTACGGCTTTGCAGATTCAAGTTCTTTATATGTGTATGACAAATACAATGATGTATATCGTTGGATTGCAGCGGCAGGATCTATGGCAGGACTAACAGCTAACGCTGATCTAGTTGCTGATGCTTGGTTCTCACCGGCTGGATTTACTCGTGGTAATGTTCGTAACGTTACTAAACTAGCATGGAATCCTAATCAGGCACATAGAGACGCACTATATAAAACTGGTGTTAACCCTATAGTAACTTTCCCTGGTTCAGGTACAGTGTTATTTGGTGACAAAACTCTACAAGCTAAACCTTCAGCGTTCGATAGAATTAACGTTCGTAGATTGTTTATTGTGTTAGAGAAAGCTGTTAGTACAGCATCTAAGGCATCATTATTCGAATTTAATGATGAATTTACAAGGGCTCAATTCAGAAATATGGTTGAACCATTTTTACGTGATGTTAAGGGACGACGTGGTGTTACAGACTTTAAAGTAGTTTGTGATGGAACAAACAATACTGGTACTATTATTGATACCAATAAGTTTGTTGCTGATATTTATATCAAGCCTGCTCGCTCTATTAACTATATCACATTAAACTTTATTGCCACAAGAACTGGTGTCGAGTTTAGTGAAATTGCAGGAGGTAATTAAAGATGGCTATTTTAGGCGTAGATGATATGAAAGCCCAATTAGTGGGTGGCGGTGCTAGACCTAATTTATTCAAAGTAACAATGAGCTTTCCAAGCTATGTTACAGCGAATACTACCTTAGCATCTTACATGTGTAAAGCGGCATCTTTGCCAGCAAGTACAATTGCATCAATTGCAGTACCTTTTAGAGGTCGTAATTTGCAAATAGCTGGTGACAGAACGTTTGATCCATGGTCACTAACTGTAATTAACGATACGGACTTTAATGTACGTAACTCTTTTGAACAGTGGATGAACGGCATCAATCAACATAATGAGAATACCGGGTTAACGCAACCTAGTTCTTATATGGCTGATATGTCGGTTGAACAGCTTGATAAAGATGGTACAGTAAAGAAAACTTATAACATTCGTGGCACGTTCCCAACTAGCTTGGGTGCTATTGAACTAGATTATAGTTCAGAAAACGCGATTGAAGAGTTCACAGTTGAGTTGCAAATTCAATATTGGGAATCCGATAAGACAACGTAAATCATCGTAATAACACAAGAGTGCCTTCGGGCGCTCTTTCTTAAGTGTTATAAATATATTTAAGAAAGAGTGTATAGGATAATATTATAAATGGCAGAAAACGATAAAGGATTATTTGGCTGGAGTTTCAAAAAGAAAGCCATAGAATCAGAAAAAAAACCAATATCATTCGCGGCAGATAATGAGGATGGTGCGTATGAGATCTCCCCAACTGGTGGGTACTTTGGTCAGTACATGGACCTTGGCGGAGACAAATTTCAATCAGACAGAGATTTAATAATGAAGTATCGTCAGATATCCCAATATCCTGAAGTGGATATGGCGATTGAAGATATTTGTAATGAAGCTATTACAGATGAGAACGGTGTCATTGTTAGATTAAACTTAGATAATTTAGATCAAAAAGATTCTGTAAAAGAATTAATCATGGAAGAGTTCGATAGAATTCTAAGCCTAACTAACTTCTCTATGACAGCATATGATACATTTAGACGTTGGTACATTGATGGACGATTGTTTTATCATTGTATTATTAATGATGCTAAACCTGATGCTGGTATATTAGAGCTTAGGCAGATAGATCCAACAAAGATTCGTAAGATCAAAGAGGTCGAGAAGGTTAAAGATCCTAAGACTGGTGCTGATCTTACTAAAGAAGGTAAAGAGTATTATCTATATCAAGATGATACTATGTCTAACAATTCAGAAGGCTTACGTATTAACCCTGATGCTATTATCCAGGTGAACTCAGGTCTATTAAATGAAGAACGCAATAAGGTTGTAGGCTATCTAAACAAAGCCCTTAAACCTATTAATCAATTAAGTATGATGGAAGACTCATTAGTTATCTATCGTATATCAAGAGCACCTGAACGTCGTATATTTTATATTGATGTAGGTAATCTTCCTAAGGGTAAGGCTGAGGAATACCTCAACAGTACCATGAATAAGTATCGCAATAAGGTCGTATACGATCCTACCACCGGTGCTATTAAAGATGAGAAGATTCATCGCAATGTCATGGAAGATTTTTGGTTACCTCGTCGTGAAGGCGGCCGTGGTACAGAGATTACTACTCTTCCTGGTGGTTCTAACCTTGGTGAGATTGAAGATATTCAATACTTCCAAAACAAATTATATAGGGCATTAAATATCCCTATGAGTAGACTATCTGAAGGTGATGCATTTTCAGTAGGACGCTCCTCAGAAATCACTCGTGACGAACTTAAATTTCAAAAGTTT